GTACTACACACAAAGCATGGAAAATTCAAGAAGAAGTTCGAAAGCGCCAACAATTAGCGAATGAGACTTACGAACCTTATGAAACACCTGTAATTGATCCTTATCAAATTCAACAGCCTGTCTCTGCTGCTGATTTAGAATTTAATGAATGGGTGTCTGAGAATCCATGGTATCAACAATCACCTCAATTAAGAGCTGAAGCCGACAATGTTGCAGTAGAATTATCTAAAATTTTAAATTTTAATAACCGTTCTGATTTAATTGGCACAGCTGAATTTAGGGAGAAAGTGACAAGTATTATGTCTGAAAAATATAGATTGGGCGATTCTGAACAGTCTCAACAACAGTATGCTGACCCATACGCGCCAAAGCAAATGCATGATCCGTATACACCAAAGCGCCCAGCACAATCTTCAATGTCTAGAACAGCAGTTGCGCCAGTGCAAAGGGGTGCAATGGCTCAAGATTATATGAATAGTCGTGGGCATCAGCCTATGGGAGCTGCACTTAGCAAAGACGAATACGAACTAGCGCGTCACCTTCCGCGTGGTTCAACTGAAAGTGAAGTAGATTTAGTTAGGCGTTACCAAAAAGCTAAGAATTATCCCAAATCCCCACTTAGTGGTGGCAGCCCTCACCGCTTAACTATTCTTTAAGGAGTTAATCTAATGTCAGAGTTAAAAACAAATTCTAGAGCTTCTCGCAGCAGTGAATCACGTTTACATGAAGGTAGAATCGCTGAAATAGCCGATCGCCCAATTTTGAAATTTGAAAGTAGTGGGTTTAATGTGCCAGAAGCAGTGCGTGAAAGTGACCCAGAACACGAATATTCCTATATTGCTTATCATTCTGGTGGCATGGATTTGCGCCAACAATACGAAGATGCAGTCTATCATCGTGGTTTTCAGCCAGTTAAGCGTTCTGCTCATCCTCTTTTAAAGAAAAATAGTGTTGAGAGTCCTTTCGCTAGATCAGAAGATGACGACCTAATTAAATACGGCGGCCAAATTCTAATGAAACGTCCAATCGAAGTGGCTGAACAAGAGCAAAGCTACTTTAATGAACGTGATGTTCGTCAAAATTATATCCGCGAATTACATACTAACGCAAATCCAAATGCACCTCGTCTAATCCAAGACGAAAGACGTTGGGGTAATAGAGTTATTTAATAAAATTACAATTAAATTAAATTTTTTGTATTTTAATTTTAAAAAATGTATTATTCTTGTAATATACTGAGGTTAAATTTGGAGTAATTGGCTTCAGTCGAGCATTTGTTCGTACATAGTAGTTTTACTCCTCCCTTGATCATAGCGGAATTGTGGTTGAGGAAGCGTTGCACTGTAAGCGTACTTTTAGATTCCATAACAGTTTAATTATTGTAATTAGGAGTATAATTATGTCTTATGGTCAAAATTTGCCATGGGGATTGCAACCAGTTAAATCGCTTGGTTCAGCTACATGGAATAACCAAACTAACCCTTATTTTATTAATCCCACCCCAGGTGCTACCACTCAAAGTATTTTCCGTGGTGACCCAGTTATTTTAAATGCCAGCGGTTATGTTGTTTCATTGTATGAAGCAGGTGGCGCAGCTGCAAACACACCAATTTTGGGTGTATTTAACGGTTGTTCATATGTAACGCCAACTTCAGTCAATCCAATCGACCCCGCTAGCCCAGGTCGTCCGTTTTGGCCAGCTGGAACACTTACATTAAATAACACGCCAGTAACAGCATTTATCGTTGATGATCCAAACACTATTTATAACGTTCAAACTAACGCTTCTCCAGGACTTGGCCAAACAAATATGGGCAATACTGCTCCTGTGGCATTCCAGGTAGCTAGTGGTTTAGTTCAAGGAAACACTAATACAGGTATTTCTTTAGTTAGCTTGGATCAGGCAAATGTGGGCACAAGTGCAACTTTAAATCTTAAAATTTTAAGATTAGTGGCTCGTGCTGATAACGCATTAGGACTTGGCTACAACAACGTAGAAGTTCTTATTCAAAATCACTTTTTTTGCTCACGTCCAGCTGGCGTATAATAGGAGATAAATAATGGCAATTAATCATTCGTATATACCAAGTTTATTAAGGCCAGATTTGGCTGATGTGTTTGGTAACTGGAACACTTACGACGCTCTTTGGAAGAAAATTTATAAACAGTTCCGCTCAGAAAAAGCTGCTGAATATGATATGGAAATGCAAGGACTTGGATTAGCGCAGCCTAAAAATGACGGCAGCCCTGTAGCAAGTTCATATTTCCAACAAGCTAACATGACAAGTTATGTTCACCAATACTATGGCTTGAGCTTCGCTATCACACGCGCAGCAATTATGGATAACTTGTATAAGAGTCAATTCCCTCAACAAGCGATGCAGCTTCGTATTTCATTGGAAACTTTGAAGAACATGAACGCTACATATATTTTCAACAATGCATTCAATTCAAATTCTACTGTAAGTGATGCTAAACCTTTGTGTGCTACGGATCACCCAATTTCAACGGGTACTTTAGCTAACACGTTTACTAACACAGTAGGGTTTACGGAAGCGGCTGTTGAAGATGCTATTAGCCTTATCAGGTCATGGCAAAACGTAGCTGGCCTACAGATTGACGTGAATACAATTAAAGTATTAACGCCACCTAAATTAGGTTTCCAAGCTGCGCGTATCTTCAAATCTGAATATCAAACAGATACTGGAAACAACAATATTAACGCTTTGGTGCATGATAAATACATGCCTGGTGGTTATATTATTAACCCATTCCTAACGAATCCAAACAACTGGTTTATTTTAACTGATGAACCAAATGGTTTTAAATATTACCTACGTGAAAACCTAGATATCGATTTCGTTACTGACGTGTTAGCAGACATCATTACTGTTCGTGCGATTGAGCGTTATTGCTTTGGTTGTTCAAACTGGCGTGCTGTGTTCGGCGTAAGAGGTTAATCTAAAAGGAGATTAATGAGATGACTTTTCGTTTACCTACTAATATGCCTTTAGGTACTTATATCACTGATGGTTTAAGGACAGGCCCTGCTTATTCGGAATTAAATTCGCTTAAAACTGATAGTAACGGCAATCTAGTTGCTGGTTATTATGACCGTTATGGTAAAGGGGTCTTATTAAGCCCCTTTAACACATGGGATATAGTACCTTATGGCTCTACTGTTGGTAACATCGTAGCAACAGCTCCAGTAACTGGCGCAGGGTATCTAACCCTAACGCAAGATACGCAAGCAACTACGAAGTTATTAGGTCAAGATGGCAACTTTTACGTCCAGTTTGATTGGCCAAGAGTAGTTTCAGTAACTGTGTCTGGTGTTGCAATGCCTGGCCCTACATTCGTAACTATATTCGGTTCTGATTGGTATGGCTTTCCTATGCAGCAAACATATATCGTCGATAATACTGGAACATATCCATCATCGTTAGCTGAAGATGCAAAAGCATTTTATACAGTTACAAATGTTTATGTTTCAGGTCCAACAGGTGTTGGTGGTTCGATTTCTATCCAAACCACAAATACTTTTGGTCTTCCTTATGCATTGCCTGAAACTAGTTATGTTTCTGACTTTTCATGGGACGGCAAGCTGATGAATAACCAAAGTGGTTCGGTTACCTTGGTAGCTGGTGCTGCCACGGTTGATACGCCAGCTGTGTTGTCTAGTTCAGCTATTTTGCTATCTCATGGCGATATAAACGGTACTGCTGTAGCTGATGTTGGGACAACATATATATTTAACGTTACAGCGCGTACTTCATTTGAAATTATTTCAACTGACGTTGGTGATCTATCAACTATTAATTGGAGTATTCCAAATGGTGGACAGAACCTTTTAAAAGCAGCGGATGCACTTACTGCAACTGCTTCATCTGGAGACGTTCGAGGATTGGTGAAATTGCCTGAAGCTGGCGAAACATGGGCAGCAGTGCCAGATGGAACGCGCAGATTAGTAATTTCTCCGTATATCTTTGGTTCAGATCAATTCCAAAATCAATTAGCTGCCGGAAATCAACCACAAGGTGCTGGAGTTACTCCACCTTTGACTAAAGCTAGCTTGTACGGTGTCGATCAATATTATACAGGACAGGTATAATATGAGTCAGCCAGTTGTACGTTATTGGGCTTCTGCTACAGCTAACTTATCAACTATTTCTTCGCTCCAGAATTACTCTGGGGCGGGAAATGTTATAATTAACTCAAATTTGCCTAACAGTCCGATTAGTACTTATGGCCCATATGTGTTTGATAGTAACGTTGCAAGATCAATTGCATTTACAAGTTTATTAAACCTAAGTGCTCGAAATTTAACTGTTAAGGGATTAGGTAGCGCCGTTGATGGTTCAGGCAACCCAACTCAACCATTAAATACATCTATTACTGAAGTGATAGCAGGTCCTAATGCTAATACAGTTAATACAACAAATATTTGGACACGAATTGATAGTATTACTATTGATGGTGCAGCCAATGCACTAGAAGTTGGTTTTGGTAACAAAGGAATTTTGGGATATATATTCCCTGATTATGATGTAATTACGTGGGATGCAACTGTGCAAGCAGCTGTATATAATCGCACAACTCTTACTTACACAGTTTATCAAACACTAACAAAGCCTGAAATGCCAAATTTGGCAGGTAATTTAACACCCTATCCAAAAGCCATACCTGCATTTTCAATAGGTACAGTAGGTGGGTTTGCTAATCAATTAATCACATTTCCTTCACCAGTCGTTATGACATGGGCAACTATTGCTGCTGCAGCTGGCGAAGAAGTTTATTTCACCTTCTTACAACAAGGAATCAGATCATGATTAGTAGATCAAATATGCCTTCTCTCATGCGTAAACGTGGCGGCAGTATAAAGCGTAATGATGGCATGATGAGTGAAATAAAAAAGAACACAGGGAGTCTTACTCATAAATCTATGTATGATGAGCCGCCTCTTAAAGCTATGAAAGCTAAAAGATCGCAAATTAAAGATGGTTTAGCACGTAATGGTAGTGGTCCTAACTTTGGAATGGAATCAGGTTCAGTAGCTGGCAATCGTCGCTTGATTAACTCTAGAAAAGGCGCGCCTACATTTAAAGAGCCAATGGAATTTGGTCCCAATTCAGCAAAATCTGCTTCGCGCCGAGCTTTTAAAAAAGGTGGTGAAGTAGATGCAATGTGGATTCAAAGTGCAATTAAAAAACCAGGCGCTTTAAGAAAAACTTTGCATGTTAAAGCTGGTGAAAAAATTCCAATGGATAAATTGGAAAAGGCCGAACATTCAAAAAATCCTACTACAAGAAGACGTGCTCGTTTAGCTGAAACACTAAGAGGATTCCACCACTAATTAGAGGTTAATTGTGGCAACTAGCAATACCTATTCATTTGGAACCAATACGCAATTGGATGCTCTGTTTGATGATGCATTCGAACGTATTGGGATTATAGGTAACGAGTTAGTCGGTCTCAATATTAAATCTGCAATTATGTCAGCAAATTTAGAACTGACATCTTGGCAAGGTAAAGTACCTTTATCATGGACGCGTAAACGTTTTATGACGAGTGTATACCCTGGGCAATCCACATATTTATTGCCTAAAACCATTACTCGCGTTTTAGATGTCGTTGCCTCACAACCAGTACGTTTAAATTCAGGCGGAACCGCTATTTCATCAGCAGGTGGTAGTCCAGCTAATTGTTTTAATCCACAATCTTCTGCTGGATGTACTCAAGTATCACCTAATGGTTCGATTTCATATGATTATGGAGTTGGAAATTCGTTTTCAATTCAATATGTAGGAATTACCCCATTGGCTGCACAAGCTACCTACCAATTAGTAGTTGAATATTCATTTGATAATGTTAACTGGTTCACTGTTTACACAGCTCCTTCACAGTTATATTTTGCTAACCAAGTTACATGGTTTGTTATTGAAAACGCTATTAATGCAAGGGCATGGCGTATTCGTGAAACTGGTGGTGCAAAACTTGCAATCCAACAGATTTATTTTAGCCAAGCTAATTCTAGGGGTCCTGGTGATAGATATTTAACATCATTGTCTTATACGGAATGGATGCAAATACCAACTAAAAATAATACTGGGAATTTTCCTAGTAGTTATTTTTATAACGAACAGATTCAGCCCACATTAACTTTATGGCCTGTTCCAAGTGTTGCATCTACTGCTAACCAATTTACTGCATTGATATATACAGCTTATCAGTATTCGCAAGATATTGTTTTATTATTCCAAAATGTAGAAATACCGCAAAGATTTTATGATGCGTTAGTTGCGGGTATTGCTGCACGTTTAGCTGTAAAAGCAGATGCTTTATTGGCAACAACTGGTGGCGATACATTAAAAATGGCACCTGAAAAGATTGCATTCTTAAAACAAGAAGCAAACGACGCATTCCAATTAGCCGCTTTAACTGAATTCCAATCAGTTCCGCTTAGATTCCAACCTGATATGTCGTCTTATAGATGAGGATGTTATGAGAGTTAGAAATCACGGTAAATACACTAAGATGAAGCTAAGAGACCCAAGGGCAATCGCTACATGTGATTATTCTGGGTTAATGGTTCAGCATG